TATCCAGTTTTAATGTTGATGGCGCAAATTACACATTTACAATTCTGCTTATAAAGCATTTGAGTTAAATTTAATTCAGACAAACCATATTCTTTTTCAATACGAGACCACCTTGCTTTTTTTGCTCTTTTTATTCTTGATTCTGCATTGCAATCGATGCAATTATTTGTAGTGACATATCGGCGATAGTGCCCATGTGGACAAGAAGAATCAGATATATATTCTAAAAATCCATTAGCCACCGCAGCCAATGCGGATAAATGATTTACTGCGGATCGTTTGCTTGATCTATTTTTTGAATTGATTGCAGTTTTTCCGCGAGCTTTTGCAATGCATTCAATACAATTTCCCGACGATGCATACCGTGGCGATAGATGTTCTTTTAAGCATCTTTTGCCAGTGAAATACAACGCTTCCCCAAGCTCTCTAGCTCTTATGCCGGTAGCTGGAAGTTTTGAAAGCTCTGGATGAAATTCGTGCTTCTTGGCCATGATTGCTCACATTAAACAAAGATTCATCATAACACATGATCCTTGCGCCCCAGCAACTCCCGAGACCCAAACACATTAGCATCCCCCTCCCCGTTCGCCACCTCCCGCCCGTCAATGAGATAGATAGCCGTCCAAGCATCCGGCCCATCTAAGCGCTGCCATGGCACTAGGTCAGGATGCAGGACATGGCTGTTGCAGCCGGTGTATTGCGTGGCGATAGGGATCACGCTGCGGTCGAATCGTGCGCATGTCCAGTGCGCATCGCTGTCTGGCGTGGAGGGCTCCGCCGTGCTGTGGGCGCAGGTCCGACAATTCACTTCCTTTGTCTTCTTGCTGCCGTGGCAAAAGTCATGCGCCGCACAGAATTTGCACTCGTACCAGCTTGGATTGCTGGAGAGCGGCTCGGGCATCCTATCCGCCAGTGCGATGCGATGCCCGCGAGCTATCAGGCGCTCGGCCTCGGTGTGACTTGCTCGCAAACGCTCGGTGTATATACGATCGTCGTCCTTGCAGACTGCAAAGTACAAGGCGCGGTCAATGTTCGTGCCGGCCATGTAGACCTGCATCTGGGCGGCATGGACTGGCTTGGATTTCTCGACGCCGTGCTTGACCAGATCGTCAAACGATTTCTTGCTGTGCGTCTTGGCCTCAAAGATGTGCCGAGCCTTTGGCGCACCAGGGACGCCAGATTCGATGATGCCATCCAGACTGCCGGAGACGTGCGAGCCAAAGTCCACCCGAGCCTGCTCGCCCTCGGTGCTGTGTATCTCAATCCCAATGCTTTTGAGGTCCGCCGCTATTGTGGCCTCCTCCAGCCGGCCCCGGCGGAAGAGCCGCAGGATGCGACCAGGGAAGGGCTCGCGCACCGCCCAGCGAAAGGACAGCCACAGCCACCGATCACAGGCGTGACCAAGTTGGCTGGCGCCGAGGTGCGACCTGGGTAGCTCGACCTGGCGCTCGTGGGCGGCGTCGATGGCCGCGGCTACCTCGTCGGGGATTGGGATTGCTGACATTAGGCGGCCTCTGGCTCGGGTTGGACAGGCTTGACCCAGGAGACCTCGCAGCCGCCGTAGTACATTTCCACCGTATTAAAGTCATGCTCTTGGTAGTCAAAATCCATTCGGAGTGCAACCCAAGCGATTACGGCTTGTTCAATCTCTTCTTTGCTCAACTTGATAATCATGATGTAAGTCCTTGTTTTGTAAGGTAAAAGCGTAACAGGTTCCTAGATTTATCTGTCACGCCAGGGTTTGCTATCTCACTTCGCCCAAGGCGGCGCAGCCTTCGCGCCAGCAGCTGGTGCCGCCGGCTTGCTCGCTGCGGGCATTGCTCCGCCAGCGATGGTGGCGAAGTCTTTGACCTCGTTGCCCTCGCCGTACTGGTCGCTGCTGGTGATCGCCAGCTTGATCTTCAGTTGCCCGCCGATCAACTGGTCGGTGTCGTTGACCTTGGCCAGGCCAATCGCTCGCATCAGGCTGTTGAGTTGCTGGCGGCCAATCTCCTCCGCTTTCGGGTTCGGGTTGCTGATGTTGAGGTTCCCGAAGATCGTGCGGCCCTGGTGGCTGGGGCCGGTAATGTCGTACTTCAGGCTGATGTATCGGCCCGTGCCGGCCTTGGTGTCTTTGACCGTGGCTTGCGTGATCGCCGCCGTGTACCAGCCGGCAGGCAGGGGCTCGAAAGACTTGCCCATTGGGAGGTCTGCTGCAACGTAATCCTGTCCGAGAGTAGCCATGATGTTTATTCCTTGGTGATTGAAAAAGACGGGCGGCCCGCCGTGGTTGTGATCGCACCCAGGAGCGGGCGCGTGATGGATTCATCGGCTGATTTCCAGGCCGACGAATTGATTTCCGGTTTCCAGCGGAAAAGTGAGCCAAGGTGCTCGGCCAGGCCGGCCTCGGCGGCAATGGCCTGCAGCTTGTCGCTGTCGATCTTGTGGTTCAGGCGGCCAGCGATCTTGACCGTGTAGCCTGCGTTCATGAAGGTCTTGGTGCCCTCCATGTCCTTGGCAATCTTGAACTGCTCGATCATGGCGTCCTCAACAACCCGCCGCGCCTCAGTTGCCAAGCGCTCGGCCTCTTTGCAAGCCAGCCAGACCGCGATCATTTGGCACCGCCGATCTTGCTGATGATGTGGTACAGGTCTGGCGTTTCCCAGGCGCTCAACTTGCCGCTGCGATCCTTCGCCAGCCACAGGCCATCGCTGTCGCACATGAGTGCCCGCTGTGACACGCCCTCGGCGTCCTTCTCGACTCGGAGCGCCAAGACTTCGTCGAAGAAATAAGGCAACGCTTGGCCGGTCTTGTTACCCGGCATGGATGGCGAGTAGAGCACCCGGCCCATCTCGTCCTGCGTCTTCTCTAGCTTGGCGCTCATGTAAACATGCCGACCAGGCAGGTCGCGAAAGGCGCGGATGATGTCCGCCATCTGTTCCTGCATCGCGCCGTAGGCAGCGCGTGGGTCTTTGTTGCTCTTCTTCTCGGCATTCAAGACCACCTCGGCGATCTCGCTGATGCTGTCCAGCGCTACCGACTGATAGTCCTTGGCCTCGTGGCTGTCGCGCAGCCAGCTGTAGGCCTCCATCAGGGTGGCCATGGAGCTCACCTCGATGTAGGGAAGGTTCGCGTCTTGGATTGAGAGCAAGCCCCCCTCGGCGCTAAGGATGATGGGCGCTGGCAGGGTTGCCGCCAGGGTGGTCTTGCCTGCGCCGGCTTGGCCGTATACCAAGATTTTGGCGCCGTTGCTTGCTAGGCTGGCGGTGGTTTTTAGGTTGATGGCCATCTTCAGGCCTCCTCAACCTTAGAGATCGTCCAGCCCAGCGCGCAAGCCCGAAGCCGCGCATCATCCATAGAACGATGGAATTCAACGTTAATGAACTCCTTGCCAAGGCGTTGGGAGAAAACGTAGAAGGTAACTTTGAGCATCTTGCTCTCCTTGTTGCAGCACTCGTCGGGAGATCCGTTCAGTGCATGGATAGCATCCTACCCCATCTTTTCAAGTTGTGCTATACTTTTTTTCGATCTTCACCAACTTTTTTTCAGGAGTACGCTTTATGATGACGATTGAGCAAGTCGTTGCCGCTCTGCAAGACCGCAAGGTCAGGGTTGTTGCGGCAGCGACAGGGCTGCACTACAGTACCGTTCTTGCCCTCCAGCGAGGTCGCTCCAAGCGGCCACGCATCACCGCGATTCAGCGGTTGTCGACCTATCTATTGAAGGCGCCGAATGGCAGACCTGACTAGCATCTTCGGCGGCGTCTACGCTCTCCCAGAGCCGAGGCGAATCGAGCCGCCAGACGAGCAGCTACGGGAGGCGATGATTGAGGCAGGACTGGAGCCGCCAGAGGCGATCTACCTAGACGGCAAGCTACACAGGTTCAACTCTGGCACCAAGGGCACGCCAGGCCACAGCAAACCCGGTTGGTACGTGGCATTCGGTGACGGCGTCCCGGCAGGGCGGTTTGGGTGCTGGCGGGCAGGTATCGAGCAGGCCTGGCAAGCAGAGATGGGACGCAAGCTCACCATTGCCGAGGAGCTCGCGCATACTAGAAGGATGGCCGAGGCGAAGGCAGCGCGGGAGGCCGAGCAGCAGCGAAGCCAGGCGGTTGCCGCCAGCACCGTTGATGCGATCTGGACAGCAGGCGGCGCAGCGAGCGCCGATCACCCGTATCTAGCACGCAAGGGCATCGCACCCAATGGCGCCAGGATCACCGGCGACGGGCGGTTGATGGTCCCGCTGTACGGCTCCGAAGGTGATCTGGCCAGCGTGCAGTACATCGCAGCCGACGGCGAGAAACGCTATCACCCTGGCGGCGCTACGGGCGGCAAGTTCTGGATGCTTGGCGAGCCTGGCAGCACCATCTACATCGCCGAGGGCTTCGCCACTGCCGCCACCATCCACCAAGCCACCGGCAAGGCCTGCGCCGTGGCCTACAGCGCCAGCAACCTAGTCCCGGTCACCGGAGCGCTTCGGGATCGGTTCGGCGCACAACAGGACTTGGTGATCGTTGCTGACAACGATGCGAGTGGAGTTGGCCAGCGCTACGCAGAGCAGGCCAGCGCCAAGTATGGCGCTCGGTCGGTGATGCCGCCAGCAGCTGGGGACGCCAATGATTACGTTCAGGCAGGGCATGACCTTGCGGCGCTGCTTGAGCCAGCAGTGAGCGACTGGCTGATGCCGGCGGATGAGTTCTCCCGCCAGCCAGCGCCTATCAGGTGGATGGTCAAAGGCTGGATTCAGCAGGCGGCGCTCATCATGGTTCACGGACCCAGTGGCGGCGGGAAAACTTTCGCCACGCTTGACTGGTGCCTGCGCATGGCCCAGGGCCAGCCGGACTGGTTCGGCAACCGGGTGACGCCAGGGGCGATTGTCTATCTGGCGGGCGAGGGCCACCATGGCCTGCGCAGCCGGATAGCGGCATGGAAAGAGCACCATGGGAATGGTCAGGCTCTTAATATGTATCTCAGCAAAAGCGGCTGCGATCTAGATACTCCAGAGGGCTACCGCAAGGTCTCCGAGCACATCCGGGCGCTGCCCATCAAGCCCGCCATCATCACGATAGATACCCTGCACCGCTTCAACTCAGGCGACGAGAATTCATCCCAGGACGCCAAGGCGATGTTAGATGCCTGCGCCATGTTAATGGCGGAATTCAATTGCACCATAATACTAGTCCACCATACCGGCGTATCTGAGGAGACCCAGCACAGGGCTCGGGGCTCCAGCGCCTGGCGCGGTGCGCTGGACATTGAGATCAGCATCGTGCCGGCCAAGGGCGATGCGCCGATGGAGATTATCCAGCGCAAGAGCAAGGACGCCGAATTGGCGGCTACTTTATATGCTACGCTTGAGAAAGTAGTTATTCCGGGTTGGTTTGATGAGGACGGGGAGCCGGTGACGAGCGCGGTGCTGGTGCAGGCTGGCGAGCCTACCAAGACCGCCAAACGCAAGCTGCGCAGCACCAACGCGAACGTGGCTTGGGAGGCGTTCAAGACGCTCAATGCTAGGCTGGTCGCCAGGTCGGAATGGAGGCAAGCGTTCGATGAACTGTCAGAGTTGGAGTCTACGAACAGCAAGAAGCAGGCGTTCGCCAGGGCCGTTGTTGAGCTTCTGGAGCGTGGCGAGATGGTCGAGGAGGAGCCCGGAATTTATGAGCTGGGGATCGGATTTTGACCGGGTACAGGGTACAAGCGGGTACAAGCGGGTACAGTTGTACCCGGGCGAAAGACGTGTTTGGGGTACAACCGGGTACACACCCCTTTAGGGGTGTACCCGCTGTACCCGAACATCGTGCGGAAAAAGCGTATCCGGATAGGGAAAACCCTTAGATGGGGTGGTCTGCTTAATTTTTAGGCAGTTGTGGGAAAATTTGGGATAGGGGCGATTCAGACATGTCGAAAATAACAACAGTGGCCGACAAGGCACAGCAAATCGAGACGGTGCTGTCTGGGATGGCGACAGAAGGCCTGAGCCTGCGCAAGGCGTGCCTGAAGGCTGGCGTAGCCAGGCCGACGTTTTTGTTGTGGTGCGATGGTGACGCGGCGCTGGCTGACCGCTACACGCGTGCGCGAGACGAGCTCATAGACGGCATTGCCGATGAGATTCTGTTGATTGCCGACGAGCCGGTAAATAGCACAGACTCTGGAGCCACTGACTCTGGATCAGTCAATAAGCAAAGGCTGCAAATAGAAAGCAGAAAATGGCTACTATCTAAATTAGCCCCAAAGAAATATGGGGATAAATTAGAATTATCTGGAGATTCTGAAAACCCATTATTGTTTTCAAGAATTGAGCGAGTAGTAATCAAGAATGGGTAAATCCCTTGAAATAAAGACCCCCGAGTGGTCACTCCCCCTCCTAGAGGCCAGCCGCTACAAAGGAGCCTGGGGAGGCCGAGGTTCGGGCAAGTCGCATATGTTCGCCGAGATGATGCTCGAGGAACATATCATCAATCAGTCGCAATCTAGTGTTTGCGTGCGCGAGATTCAGAAATCCTTGAATCAATCGGTTAAGCGCCTGCTGGAGATGAAGATTCAGGAGATGAATGCTGGCGCTTACTTTGAGGTTCAGGATGCGGTCATCAAGTCCAAGAAGGCAGACGGCAGGATCATCTTCCAGGGCATGCAGAACCACACGGCCGACAGCATAAAATCTCTCGAGGGATACGACCGTGCTTGGGTCGAGGAGGCACAGAGCCTGAGCCAGACCAGCCTAGACCTGCTCCGGCCAACGATCCGCAAGCCTGGCAGTGAACTGTGGTTCACGTGGAACCCCCGCCAGGCCAGCGACCCGGTGGACCTGCTGCTGCGTGGCCCGACGCCGCCGAAGGACGCGACCGTCATTCGCGTGAACTATGCCGACAACCCGTGGTTCCCGACCGTCCTCAAGGACGAGATGGAGTACGACCGCCGGCGCGATCCCGACAAATATCAGCACGTTTGGCGCGGCGAGTACCTGCAGAATAGCCAGTCGCGGGTGTTCAGGAACTGGCGCATCGAGGACTTCGACGCCCCGCCTGACGCGATCCACCGGCTCGGCGCGGACTGGGGCTTTTCCGTTGACCCGACCACGCTGGTGCGCTGCCATATAATTGGGCGAACACTGTACATCGACTTTGAAGCCTACATGGTGGGCTGCGAGATCGTCAACACGCCAGAGCTGTTCATGCAAGTGCCAGAGGCCGAGAAGTGGCCTATCGTGGCCGACTCAGCCAGGCCGGAGACGATCAGCCACATGAGGCGCAACGGATTCCCCAAGATCATGACGGCGGTCAAAGGGCCGAAGTCGGTCGAGGAAGGCATCGAGTTTTTGAAGAATTACACCATCGTCGTGCATCCTCGGTGTACGCACACGATTGACGAATTGACGCTTTACAGCTATAAGACTGACCCATTGACCGGCAAGATTCTGCCCGTGCTTGAGGACAAGAAGAACCACGTGATTGACGCGCTTAGGTATGCTTGCGAAGCGGTGCGGCGTGCAAATACAGTAAAACCGCAGACCGTCATCCCGATGGCGACCGTCAGCAAATGGTGAGGAACTAAGATGGCCAGAATGTCCAACGATCAACGCATTGCCAACCTGCACACCGAGGCGCTGGCGCAGTTCAACGACATTCAGAGCGCTATGCGCGACGAGCGCCTGCAGTGCCTGCAGGATCGGCGCTTCTATTCGCTCTCCGGCAGCCAGTGGGAAGGCCCGCTCTGGGACCAGTTCGAGAACAAGCCCAAGTTCGAGGTGAACAAGATCCACCTGTCCGTGATCCGCATCATCAACGAGTACCGGAACAACCGCATCACGGTGGACTTCGTCAGCAAGGACGGCGAGGAGAACGACAAGCTGGCCGACGTTTGCGATGGCCTGTACCGCGCTGACGAGAACGATTCGGTGGCGAACGAGGCCTATGACAACGCATTCGAGGAGGCAGTCGGTGGCGGGTTCGGGGCCTGGCGGCTGCGTACCGCCTACGAGGACGAGGAAGACCCCGAGGATGATCGGCAGCGCATCAAGATCGAGCCGATCTTCGACGCCGATAGCTCGGTGTTCTTCGACCTCGGCGCCAAGCGCCAGGACAAGTCAGACGCCAAGTACTGCTTCGTCGTCACCAGCATGACCCGCCAGGCGTACAAGGATACCTGGGGCGATGATCCGACCGACTGGCCCAAGATCATCCACCAGTACGAGTTTGACTGGTGTACGCCTGATGTGGTCTACGTGGCCGAGTACTACAAGGTCGAGGAAAAGAGCGAGACCATCCGCATTTTCCAGACTATCACCGGCGAGGAAGAGCGCTACAGCCAGGCTGATTTCGCCAACGACGATACGCTCGAGGAAACCCTGCTGGCGGTCGGCAGCCTTGAGGTGCGGCAGAAGCGGGTCAAGCGCAAGAAGGTCCGAAAGTACGTCATGTCAGGCGGCAAGGTGCTTGATGACGCCGGGTACATCGCCGGCAAGTGCATCCCGATTGTTCCGGTCTTCGGCAAGCGCTGGTTCGTGGACAACATTGAGCGCTGCATGGGTCACGTGCGCCTGGCCAAGGACGCCCAGCGCCTCAAGAATATGCAACTTTCCAAGCTCGGCGAGATCAGCGCCTTGTCATCGGTCGAGAAACCGATACTGGTGCCCGAGCAGGTCGCTGGCCATCAGATGATGTGGGCCGAGGACAACCTAAAAGACTATCCGTACCTGCTCATCAACCCGGTGACCGACCAGAACGGCAACCAGGCCATCAGCGGGCCAGTCGCCTACACGAAAAGCCCCAACATCCCGCCCGCTATGGCGGCACTGCTCCAGATCACCGAAACCGACATGCAAGACATCTTGGGCAATCCCCAAGGCGCAGACAAGATGGTAAGCAACGTCTCCGGCAAGGCCGTTGAGATGATCCAGGCTCGCGTGGACATGCAGACCTTCATCTACATGTCCAACTTTGCCAAGGGAATGAAGCGATGCGGCGAGATTTGGCTGTCGATGGCCAAGGACGTCTACACCGAGAGCAAGCGGCGGATGAAAACGCTCACTCAGACCGGCGAGACCGACATTGTGGAGTTGATGCAGCCAACGATTGACCAGGAAACTGGCGAGATGGTCATGGCCAACGACCTCGGCGCGGCCGCGTTTGACGTCAACGTTGACGTTGGCCCATCGAGCAGCAGCAAGAAGGCCGCCACGGTGCGAGCCTTGACCGGCATGCTCCAGATCACCCAAGACCCCGAGACGGCCCAGGTTCTCGGCGCCATGGCGATGATGAACATGGAGGGCGAGGGCATCGAGGATGCGAATTCCTACTTCCGCAAGAAACTCCTGCGCATGGGCGTCGTTCAGCCAACCGACAAGGAGAAGGAAGAGCTGATGGCGGAAATGCAAAACACGCCACAAGACCCGAACACTATGTACCTGCAGGCCGCAGCCGCCAACGAAGAGGCCAAGGCAGCCAAGGCTCGGGCCGATACGGTCGAGACCATCGCGAACTCGGAGCTTCGGAGGGCTCAGACTCTGGAGACGCTTGGCAAGGTCGACGAGTCCGCCCAGAACATGGCGATCACCAACGCCGAGGCCGTCCAACGGATGATCCAAGGCCAAGGCGCGTGATCTATTGTCAGATGCTCTAAAATAGTTCAGAATGTATCAACGGCATCCGCCCAGCCGTTCTAAATGGGTGAGTTTGATGGGGTCAAAATGAAGCAGGCAGATATTGGAGAGGACGACCAAGACACTGGCGTTATTGAGGACGACACCGAGGACAGCAGCGATCCAGTTGCCGGCCAGGAAGAGTCTGATGATGCCGAGGAGGAGGTTGTAGTATCCATCGGGGAGGAAGCGCCGCCTCCCGAGGAACAGACTCACGCACCGGAATGGGTTCGCGAGCTGCGCAAGTCACACCGAGAACTGCAGCGCCAGAACCGCGATCTGCAAGCGAAGCTACAAACCACGCAGACTGAGACCAAACCGGTCACACTGGGGAAAAAGCCAACGCTTGAGGATCACGATTACGACGCGGACAGGTTTGAGGTAGCACTGTCGGATTGGTTTGATCTGAAAAGAAAAGCCGCCGATGTAAGTGCCAGGCAAGAGGCTGAAGTTATGACTCAGCAGAAGGCCTGGCAGTCCAAGCTGGACAGCTACGGTAAGGCGAAAGCCGAACTGCGAGTGAAGGATTTTGAAGACGCCGAGGCCGTGGCCCAGGAGCTCTTCAGCATCACCCAGCAAGGCGTTGTGCTACAAGGTGCCGAGAATCCGGCACTGGTGATTTACGCACTCGGCAAGAACCTGAAGAAGGCAAAGGAGCTATCCGAGATTACAGACCCCGTGAAGTTTGCTTTTGCGGTAGCGAAACTGGAGAAGGACTTAAAAGTGACGAACCGCAAAGCAGCCCCGCCGCCCGAGAAAATCGTGTCAGGAACTGGC